ATCGGCGGGGAAGAACTCCTCCATCACTTCCTCAACCGACTTCTCGCCAAGCGCCATGAGCAGTTGCCGCGTCGTGTACTCTGCGTTCAGCGTGCCCGCCATTGGGAAGCCGCCAAGCGTCGCCGCCTGCACGACAGCACCAACGCGAGCCACAACGTCACGCTCCACAAGGTCCGGGAACGTGATGTCAACGTGCGTGTTGATCGGATCATCGCTCGCCTCCTCTCCCTCTGCCGGGATGCCGGGATCGTAGACGAAGGTCAGCTCGTCCCAGGCGTCGAGTTCGTCGTGCCCGGATAGGCCCTCGATATTGCCGGCGCGTGCCCGTGCCTCGACCGCGAAGCCGATCACGTTCTCAAGGATCTCGGACCACACGCGCTGGCGGACGAGGAAGCCCAACTCAGTAGGACGGTCGAGTGACTTCGCGGTAGCGAGCGTCCCCACGCTGGCGTCACCGAAGAACGTCTCGGGGAATCCCGTCGCAGCGCAGACCATCAACAGCAAGCGACGGCCATCGGCGGGCGAGGTCGTTGCTCCCGCCGTCTTTACCGGCTGCAAGGAGGCGCTGTCTCCTGTCTCGATGAACGTAGAACCCGTGGAGGGTGCCGGATTGTAGCCGTCGCTTGAGATCGCCGAATCGAGCTTCGTCTTGACAGCCGCGCGTTGCGTCGCGCCGCCCTTCGTGACGACCTTCCACGCGAAGCGAGCAAGCGATCGCGTGATGGTTGCCCAGTTCGCGAGGAACTCGTTGTACGTGCGTGCCCAGTCGTGTGCCGAGTACAGCTCCGACAGGCCGAAGCGTTGGTTGCCCACGCAGTTGACTCGGACGTGGTAGACCGGCTGCGTCCAGTCGATCCTACGGCCCTTGTATGCCTGCGGCTTGTCCTTCGGGGTGTACTGCCAGTCGGGATGAATGACTTCCTCTGTGGAGCCGCCCTGCGATCCCAGGACCGTCTCCGTGGCGATGCGAGTCCGCGCGTAGTACCACGGCTCCTTCGCGTCGTCCGGGTTCGAGATCACGTCTTGGATCTCGTCGAATGGGATCGATCGCACGCGCACAAGGCCCGAATCGTTCGTGAAGAATGCAAAGAAGAGATTGCCGTTGATCCGCAGATCGACGTCTAGCGCGCCCATCGAGAGCGGCGTCGCAATCTCCGCGCGGTTCTTCTCGTCGGCAAGGAACTCCTGCACGACGAAGTCAACGATATCGTTCACCGCGACGATCGTTACTCCTTGGCCGAAGATGTAGGAGACGGAGAGATCGACGGCGCGGCGGATCAAAGGCGACTTCAAGTAGAAGAGCATTGACTCTCGCGCGATCTTGCGCAAGGCGTCTCGCGAGAACTCGACCTGAGTTGTTCCTAGCAGCCGGTCCCAGCCTCGCTCTTCCAGATCGAATTCGAGTTCGGCTATCCGCTCGGTGAGGTTGGCCTCGGTTACTCGAAGTCGATCCTCTAGGCCTTCGATGGAGCGTTCGACGATCCCCGTCACGGCCATCAGCACCTCCAGACTCAGCAAGCCTAGAGTAATTGGACACGATGGAGTGCTGAAGAGCAAACGCGCCGCATGATTGCACGGCGCGTCTGCCTCCTGTGGAGAGGAGAAAGGCCCGTTCTAGCCAGGAACGGGAGAGGTGCTCAATGTCCGCAGCATCGCTTGCTCTTCTTGCCCGATCCGCATTCGCATGGCTCGTTGCGCCCGACCTTCGGAGCCTTCCTAGTGATGACGCCCGTACTCGGCATGAACTGATCTTCTGCGTGTTGCGCGAGGAACTTCTGCGCCCGCTTCGATGCGCCTACGCGGAGGCGTTCTAGCGCCCCTTCCTTGCGGTCGTTAGACTTCGGTCCGCTCATGGTCTGCATCCTTCCGCTTCACTACGCGGGCCGTCCGCTTGATCCAATCGACCTCAATGTCTTCGTCCGCCTCAACGTGAAGCGGAGTTGAGAAGATCATTCGATCGACCATGCTGCCTTGCCATCGTTTGTCGAACTGTCCGACCTCGATAATGGTTCCGAAGTCCTGCGTCATGTCAGATCCTTTCCCCTCCATCCGTCGCAACTGTCCTCATCTCCGACGGCGATAGCCTCGGGATGGATATTGCAAATGAAGAAGCCGAGGCCATTCGGTGAATACCATCGGTGATGCTTCTCCCACGATCGATTCGCGCACGTGTAGCAGATGCGCGGCGTGAATCCTTGCTTGATCAAGAACAGCGTGATCGCCTTCTTCATCCCGTTCATGGCATCCTCGGCTCTACCGGATCCCAGTCACCGACCGTAGAGTAGATCGCGACGAGCACGCGGTCGCCCTCTTTGACGAACGCGGGGGACGGGATCGAGACGGTGTGCTGCGAGTCCGTGATGATCGGCCCGACGCGTCGCAGGCGGATCGTCACGAGAGGTTTGATGATAGCGTAGGTCGGATGAATCCCTATGGGCTCGCCGGCGGGCATTGCCGCGATTGCCTTCTCTAGGTTCTCAATCGTCAACGGCAGTGGTGTGGTAGACCCCGGCGCGTTGTTCTCTTCCAGCGCCCGCTCTCGTATCGTCGGCGGCTTCACTGTTGACTTCGACGGAATCCCTCTAGGCATGTTCCCTCCACTCGCGTTCCGTGAATAGCTCCTCGTCTTCATCCTTGACGAACACCTGAACTCGCTCGGGATCATTCCACTGCGCCGTCCTGATCGCAGCAATCAAGTGGTCCCAATTCATGTAGTTGAACGCTGCGAGATAGATGTCGCACTCCATGTGCTTCTCGCCCCCGACGTACTCGCTGTCGCTTGCGGGGGTGCGCGTGAACGGAGTGTGCCCCTTCTCAAGCAGGTAAGCGTTCACTTCCTCGATGCGTTTCTGAGGGTACTCTCCGCACCCATGTGTCAGGATCACGTTCATCACTCGGCTCACGTTCCCTCCTCACTTCGCTGCGCTTCGTAGTATCGTCACGGTGATCGCAAACGCAATCGCCAGCACGACGTAGAACAGAATCGTCTCGCTACAGGTGAACGGCGGATCGACGATGCGCGACCCGTGCTCCACCACGAACTCGGGGATCATCGTACCCAGACCCCCGTCGCACGCTGAATCGCAATCACGCGCCGCGCAGCCTTCGTGTCCCGCTTCGGCGTCCGCATCGTCGAGAGGTCCACCGTGACGCGACGCTTGCCGCCGAGTGCGCGATCGGTTGGGCCGTCGTGATCGAACGTGACCGCCTTCAGCACGATCGCATCGACGTTGCGGTGTAGGTCAACGGCAGCCGCTTCGAGGCTCTTATACTTGTAGCCTTGCGGTTTGTGGCCCATCAGTCTCCTTGTTTCCGTGGTGGCGGGGGTTGCATCGGGGTCAGCCGTCCAACTCCCCCGCCACCATTTGAGCGGAGGTGACATCGGGCCGCCTTGGCGTACCGTCCTCCGCTCTTGCTCACTTCTTCTCAGCCCTCGCCACGTACTCCGACAGGGCCTGCACGACGAGGTAGCTCACCGAGCGATCCTGCGCCTTGCAGATCTTCACGAGTCTCTCGACGATCCCCTCGCCCTGCTTCGCCTTCGGGATGTAGACTGATAGCTTTGTCGTGTCCGTCTGCTGCATCCTGTCGCCTCCTGTCGATGATGGTGAACCTGAGTGGCGTGCCTTCAATGTGCGAGTCGTTGTCGCGTCCAGCGTAGCGCCCTCGATCGCTCCACGTGTGCATGTCGCCCCCTATCGCCGTCAATATACTCTACTCTACTCCCGGCGTCAATAGGGCGAGATAGGTCGCCAGTCGTCTACCATCACGACCTCTTGCTCCTCGGCCACTTCGATGAAGAGTTCGGTCGCGGCCCAGACTGTAGCGTCTGCCCTGTTCGGCGACTCGCCTTCACCCGGAACCCATCCCGTCATCTCTTCCTCAAGCTCGGGGAACTCGCCGCAGTGGACGCCTCGCCCTTGTTCGTAGAGCGCGGCAACGGGTTCGGCGCGCACGGCCTTCCCTCTCGACGCATGGACGGCCTTGTAGCTCACGTTCGGATCGCACTGCCGGATGTTCGACTCGACGAGATCGCCGCCGTTGTTCACCTCGCCGATGATGCGGTCAGCGTGCCAGCGACGATAGGCACGCACAACGATCATGCCCCACTCGTGCGGAGAGTAGCGCCCGGATAGATCCTCGAGCACGTAGAACCAGTTGCCAAGTCTGCCGGCAACGATGATCCCCGTCTCGTCGCTCTTCTTCGTCTGCGTCACCGCAGGATCTACAGCCACTACGATGCGATCCATGCTCTCGGGCAGCTCTCGGCGCTGAATCCAGTCGCCCTTCCAGAGCGCCCCCTCTGTGTCCGTGCCCCACAGCCCGAGCAAGAAGCGGTCGCGCTTGTGCTTCGATAGGCGACCGAGGACAGACTCGATGTAGCCCGCCGGCAGGTTCGCTCGGTTGTCTTCCGGGTTCATCAAGAGCGAGGCGTAGTCGGATGGATCGGCAAGAGGCCCGCCGTCCATCGGGTCTACGTGATCAATCCACAGGCGATGCGTCCAGTGCTTCGCGCGGGGCGGATTTTCGTCATAGTAAGCCTTGAGGACTAGCCCGGAGTTCTCCGCGAGCCGTGTCCGTGCCGTCTCCACTGAATCGTAGGTGAGCTGGCTGCACTCGTTGAACAGGATCGTCGAGAACTCGTGGCCGAGCACCTTCTCGGTGCGGTCCTTGTCGTCGAGTCCACCGATCCAGATCTGTGACCCGTTCGGAAACTCGACGTAGTAGTCGGTATGGTTCCACGTCACGGGCAGATTCGGGCACGCCATCGCCAGCACCTTCGGAAGCGTGTCCAACCAGATCGAGGTCTTGCAGTGGTTGAAGTGGCGGCGCAAGACGAGGTGACGAGACTTTCGTTTCACCGCACGGCACACCATCGCGTAGAGGTGGATAACTGTCTTCCCCGAGCGACTGCCGCCGTAGAGGAGCACCTGGGTAGCGGAGCCAGCTAACAGGGCAATGGCTTCATGCTGCGTGGCTGTCTTGGCGAAGCGCCTAGAGCTTGGCGTCTTCGGCGTCAAAGTGGACCGTGATCGGGCCGCCATCCTTGCCAGTCACCTCGACGGCTGCTTGGTCTTTCCATCCGTAGTTGTTCTTGAGGACGAAGATGTGCCCTGGTCCCCATCCGTCACCGCGCAGCATCCGTTCCGCTGTTGCAGCCTCTATTCTAGCCTTGGCTTTCTTTATAGGATCAGAAAACTCAGTCCTGTCCTGATATTCCAGCAGGCCCTCTATGGTCAAGTCGAGGTGCAGGCAGAGTCCTAGAACGGTCCACGGCTGGAGGACGGTGGCGAAGTAGGAGTCGATTCGCGTCTCCATCTGCGCGACGGACGTGAACTTGCGCGGGCGGCCTCCGGCGTGCTTCGGCTTGTCGATGTTCGTTGTCACGGTTTCACCTTGCTGGAAGTATAGCACTCCCGATAGGCGGCGACAGCCATCGCAGCGACTTGGATCAGCTCGTCGCGCCCGTCTTCGTCACGGCGCACCTTCTCCCAGAACTCGTCGAGTTCTTCGAGGATCACGGCGTAGGCTTCGTGCTGGCTGTGGAAGGCGGGAAACTTGGCGCGAGCGCGTTCGATCTCGTCTTCGATGGCGACTCCGATCTCCTTCAGGGTTCGTGGTTGCATCACGACTCCTCTTCGTCTGCGTCCGTGTCGTGCTCTTCTTGTGGAGCGAACAGCAACGGATCGTCCTGCGGAGCGTCCGACATTGCAGCGGAGACGTTCTTCATCGCCTGGTTGAAGTAGGTCGGTTTGAGTTCGATACCGATACCCTTGCGTCCGGCTTTCACCGCACCGTAGACCTCGGACCCTACTCCCATGAACGGAGTCAAGATCTTCTCGCCAGGATTCGACCAGAGGACGATGCAACGGTCGATCACGTCGAGTTGCAACGGGTGGACGTGCTTCTCGTCTTCGGCGTCACGTGCCGCCTTGTATGGCAACACGCGCGACACACGCACGTCGTCCCAGAAAGCCGAGGCGTACTGCCTCCAGATCCAATGCGAGTACCGATTCTGGATCTGGTTTCCTGTCCATCCCTTGAACTTCGACAGCTCGCCGGGGATCTCACGCTCGCCGGCATAATCGAGGAGGCCCACCGGATGCGTGATCGGAGTCTTGTTCTCCCCATCACGCCGGAAGATGAGGAGGTAGTCGGCAGAGGCACACGAACAGCGCGACGAGTCTTCGACGATTCCTCGGTGCGCTAGGTTCTTTGCCATCGTCCGATTGCGCACGGCGAGCGGTTCCTTCCAGATGTGGTATCGGCAGACGTACTGCCAACCGAGACGACGATGCAGGCGGATGATGTCTCCAGGGAAGTCGGTCAGCGCGTCGCATCCCGTGTTCCCTGTTGGCACGTCGGCGCAGTGGACGGCCGTGATCCGTCCCGGCATGGTCACGCGGGCGAGTTCCTGGACAACGAACTCGTAGTGTGCGAAGAACTCGTCGTAGTCCTTGCAGTTCGACAAGTCTCGCTCGCTGGATGAGTAGTGGTATAGACCCGCGAACGGCGGCGAGTAGATTGACAGGTGAATCGACGCCTCCGGCAACGTCGGCATGACCTCCATGCAGTCCCCACAGTAGATCGCGTACCGATCGGTGATCACTTGATCTTTCACAGCCACGATGGAATCTCCGCCTCCTTGGTGAATCCGTCTACGCGCTTGATTGCCAACTCGTCGGCCATGTGCCGAACGAGAGAAGAGAACATCCGATCCGCTTGCTCTGCCTTGCGTTGCAGGTTCTCCAGCACCTTCGCGCCGCCCTCCGTTGTCACGATGTCAACGACCACGGGCCGCTCTTGTCCGAAACGCCACGATCTCCGCACTGCCTGGTAGTACTGCTCGAACGAGTGCGACGGGAAGAAGGTCATATGGGCGCAGTGCTGCCAGTTGAGGCCCCACGCTCCAATTTTAGGTTTTATGACAAGGACTCGTGTCTGCCCGTGAGAGAAGGCCAAGAGCCGTTCCTCCTTCTCTTCCAGCGTGTCCGATCCGCTGACCTGCACTGAGTCATGAATCATCTTGGCGAGCAGGTTCCCCTCGTCGTTGAGATGGCACCAGCAGACCGCCGGCTGTCCGGTATCGTTCACGAGTTCGGCGGCCATCTCACAGCGTTCCTCGATGGTGCGGCGCTGTTCCTCGCGCTCTTCTTGGAGTCCCTGCACAGGGAGATCGAAAAGCCATCCTGGGCGCGTCCGTCTCGCCTGGACGATGTGCTGCCGTTCCTCAAGCGCCGGGAGGATGAAGCGGGTGTCGTTGAAGCCTAGGTCAGATGGGCGTCGCATCGCGCGTCCCCACGAACAGACCCAGCGCCAGAACTGCTCTTCGGCGTGGCCTTTGAAGCGCCACTTTCCTCGATCTCCCCCAGCTGACTGACTCGCCCATCCTGTCCTCTGCGCCGTCCATCGGCGGACAGGCTTGATCGTGTTCTGATCGTTCTTGAAGAACCGTCCGAGCATGTCCATGTGCCCGAGGTAGCCCAGCGCCTCGCTCGACGTACCCAGTTCGATGTAGTCATTCGGGGCCGCCGTCGCCGTGCAGAGTAGGCGGTACTCCAACTTCCGCATGAAGTCCGTCACGATCTGCCGGTGGACCCCGCTGAAAGACTTGATCGCACTCGACTCGTCGCACACCGCCCCCGCGAAGTCCTGCGAGTTGAAGTGGTGCAGTCGTTCGTAGTTCGTGACCGAGATCCCCGGACACGCCTCGCCATCCACCGCACGCCGGACTTCGATCCCGAACTTCATGCCCTCTTCGATCGTCTGCGCCCCGACCGCCAGCGGCGTGATGATCAACACTGGCCGCCCCGTCTTGCGGACTACGTTCTCTGCCCAGACAAGCTGCATCGGCGTCTTGCCGAGGCCACAGTCCGCGAAGATCGCCCCGCGTCCCTTGCGACATGCCCACTCGACGAGCGCCGCCTGGAAGTCGAAGAGGAAGTCCGGCATCCACACGGGATCGAACCCGAACTCTCCACCGAGGTGCGTCTTGAGGTCGAGGAACTCGCGGTACCCGAGAGCCGTTTCATGCCTGCCATCCGTTTCCACCTTGTTCACTCGATCCTCCAGACGCGGACGCCACCGTCCACTTTGCGAACGGTGAAGCGCACTCCCTGCTTGTTCCTGTAGTACGGTGCGAGGGACCGCAAGCTCTTCAGAACGTCGGGACGACCACCCAAGTACGGCACGAAGAACGAGTCCCCTACATCCATAGACGTGAACGGATACACTCGTTGCCCGTGCCCTCCGGCGTTGCTGTGATCTGGCACCGGTATCCCCTTGTCGACTGGTATCGTATTCATGCCGGCATCTTACGTCTTGGTATTCACCCTGTCAAGCGTCATCGTTTCGCGTCCCTTTGTGGGCTGTTCTGCCCACCGTTTTTCCCCATCCCAAAGACCCCTATACAGAGACCCTCTTTGGGTCTCTTCTGTCTATAGGCCAATCCAAAGACTCTTTGGGACGCAGTACGTTGCTACAGTACGCTCGTTGACCTTGTTCGCTAGGCAGGCAACCCAAAGGCACTCCACGTCTTTGGGTTCGGGCCGTGAATCCAAAGACGTCTTTGGGGTAGCTAGACCTCGCAACACTACGCGCGTTGCTATCGTTTCTCGCCATCACAGGTTGCTCCAGTCTTTGGCTTCGTGATCGGCGACCAAGGCACCCCAGTACCCTCGGTCGAGGCGTGCGACGAGGTGCTTTCCACGGAGATACGTCAAGGTCGCGCTGATCTTGTTCTGCTCTACTCCTAGCGCCTCTGACATCTGCTTCGGGCTTTGCTTTCCGTTCTCAGTCAGGTGGTGAACGATCCTAGTCGTCAGGCTTCTGGCGCTTTCCATTGAAGGCAGAGCCGCCACGTCCTCACGAGTCACGGCAACCGAGTCTGGCGAGAAGGTGAATCGGAACCCAAGCGGACGCTCACGCCGTCCGTAGTTCATCTTCTTGTGAACGAGTCCGACGAGGATCGTGTCCTCTTCGTCTTCCTGATCGCGGCGAATCTCCCAGAGAGACCGCGTGAGGAACTGGAAGACGCCGGACCCAAAGACAGACGCGCCCGCCGTGTTCGCGGTGTGCTTGGGCGCGTGGCCGATGAGGAGAGACGTTGCTCCGAAGGATCTCAGAGCGGTGAACAGTTCGTTCGCTACCTGGGGAGAAGACGGATCTCCACCAGCCGCGGGAATCAGGCTGTCCACGATGATGAGGTCCGGCGTCCCCTTCACGCTGGCCTTGATCGCGTCCACGTCAGAGAAGAGCGGTCGTGTGCATCGGCGGTACTGGAATGGAACCGTCGGGAGATTCATGCCGCGCTGTAGCATGTTCAGTCGTTCGCGCACTACGTCTCCCGTGCCCTCCCAGTCGAGATAGAGGAGCGACTTCAGCGGTGCGTCTATCCGTAGCCCTAGCGCCTCAGCTTCCTTCGATCCAGAGACGGCGAGGTACGTGATCAGGAGAGCGAGGTATGACTTCGCGGTCCCTTCCTGCCCGAATAGGATCACCGGATGATGCTCGATCAACAGAGGCCAGAGTGCGAACCGCGTCGCCGCTACTTGCTGGCCGGCGAGGATGTCTTCGACTGGCTCCCCGCCCTGAACGTAGGTTGTCACGACCGAGCATAGGAACTCGATCATCTGATCCCAGTTGAGTTCGGACACCTTCTTGGCAAGGTCGGTAGCCAACTCGGTGCGTGATCGTAGGGCCGTGAACGTGAACTGCGCCGCGCGGAGTGATCGCGCCGTGCCTGGGAGAGTCGTCTCGATGGAAAGGTGCCCCGCGATGCGCCCGTCCGAGTGTTCCTTCAGGCCGCGCGCCTCGGCCTTGACCTGCTTTGCAATCCATTCGACTGTCACGGTACGGTCGCGCTTCGTCACGAGTGGAGCGGTCAGATCCTCTTCAATCAACTCGCGGACCAAACTCGAAGATGTTGCCTCTCCTGATTGTGCGGATCGTACCAGTTGCGCGATACGTTCTCTCGTCGTATCTGCAGCATCACCTTTGTCTGGAGCGTCTTGCCATGAGACCCACCGGATAGATGCGCCCTCAAGTACCTTGGCGATCTTGTCCATGTGCTTGCGTCCTTCGATGTCGTTGTCCGGCCAAAAGACAAGATCGAAGCGCGATAGGTGAGTAAGGATCTGTGGAACTGGAGTCGTTGCAGCTCCACAGACAGTCCCCACGGCAACGAAGCCAGCAGCCCGGACTGCGTCTGTCGCCTTCTCTCCCTCGCACAGGACGACCGTAGCACCATCAGGGAGCTCCTTGAGAAGCTCGGTGCCGTATAGGGGCATGTTCACGATCCCGAACTTCTTCAGCCCCTTCGTGCCATCCTTCTCCCACCAGATTTTCTTCTCTTCTCCGGGAGAGTCCGCCCTCCAGTGTGCCGCGATCAACTTTCCTTCCATGTCGCGGATGTCCCAATGCCTTTCGAGGCGACCGGAGTCGGTTTCAACGAACAGGTCAGACATCGTGGTATGCGCCGCCGCGACGATGGACTCCGGCGAGCAGCCAGAGAAGCACTTCAGGAGGACTTGCCCGTTATCCCCGCGCCCGATACTGAGACTCGGATTCTTGTCATCGTGGGCTGGACATCGTGCCATCCACTGATCTGTCCCGGACGCCTTGACGTCCTTCAACAGACCGAGGAAGGCTCGGACTGGATCTGTTCCCATACTTCCCTCCGTTGCGCGTGAGGAATGCGGGGCCTTCCGCCGTCGCAACGACGGCACCAGGGCCGCGGCTTCCGGCCCCGCTTGTCTCTATCCTACGCCTTCTCCCCTCCCGTAGTCAATCTCAGCCGAGGCGGACCTCGAGCCGCATGAAGTGCCACTGATCCGGCCACCACGATGGCGGACTCCACATCTTCGCGTCGTTCTCGGCAGGCTGCGCCCAGTTCGGATCATGCCCCCAGTAGTCCATCGTCAGGAAGGCGCTCGCAGGGTACCAGCCCAGGCCGAGCGCGTGGAACTGCGCGACGTGGTTGCGTTCGTGATAGAGGATGTACGGGCGCTCTTCGGGGTTCGTCGCCGAGTCGATCCAGATGGTGGAGCCGAATGTGCAGGCGCTTGCCGGCGCGCCGGGTGCGATCACAACGAACGTCGGATCGAGGAAGAGCGTCAGACGCACGGGCGTCGCCTCGAAGCCGATGCGCCAGTCATGAACCTCGACGGCACTCGGGCCGGCGATCGATAGCGCGAAGACGAAACACGCGACGGATAGAATCCAGTTCATCGTTCCTCCATCCTTGATTCGTGAATACGAGCCCACTCGTTGTTGTAGTCGATGCACACGTCCAGGCAGTTCGCCTTGCAGATCGGGTCGTCTTGCGTGTTGTGCGTCGCGGCCCAGTTCGCCCTGTCCGCTCGCATCCCGATTCCGACAGGGCCGATCGGATTACCTCCCTCCCGCATGTAGATCACGCAGGGGAAGTGGAACCGCCCCGCGATAACGCTGTCATCCAGCGCAAGAGCGCACCTATCAGAGTCCGTCTTCTGAAGGCCCCGAACATTGCGACCGCTTGCGATGTGTCCCGCCCTGTATGCCAGGATCGGGTGCGCCGCGATGATCTCCGGGGCCACCTCATTGACTGCGCTTAGAACGCCGTCCCACTGAGCCGCAGAGATGATCCTGATGTCTGCGACCCCGAGGCTGTGCGCGAACTCGATAACGCGCGGCAACTCCGGTAGGGTTTTCTCCGTGGCAACGATCCCAACGGTGACATACGTTCGCTTGGAGATCGTCTCGATGTTGTAGACAAGCCTATCCCAGTCATCCTCAACCGTGAGCCCGCGCCCGGACATCTCCTGCGCCCCGGAGGCGCAACAAGCGTCAAGGGAGATCGAGAAGTCATTCACCCCTGCAGCTAGAAGCTCAACGTACTTGATGAGCTTGGCCGAACCGTTCGTCGAGACCGCTATCCTCTTCACTCCTCCGGCTCGCGCCATTTCCACAAGTTCAACCATGTGCGGGTACATCGTCGGCTCGCCGCCAGAGAAACGCACATTCCTGAGCCCCCCACGAATCCACTCGCCGAGCGCGAGGCGAGCGAACTCCACGCCCATCTCACCTGCACAGTCTGGACGAAGACCCCGGCAATACGGGCAGGAGAAGTTGCACTTGTCGGTGACGATGAGTTCACACCGCCACATAGGTGACGTGGCTGAACTTCCTTCCGCGCGGAGATTCTCCATCGTGTAGAATCCGCACTTCGATAGATCGATCCTTCCCATCATGCTTCCTTGCCTCCTCAGTCCCTTGGATCGGGACCAATTACCGGTCTCCACTCTTCCGGCTCGTTGACCGCCATCACAAAGTTCGGCTTGGCGGAGTGCTCTCCGTAGACCTCCGCCTCTTCGGGGAGAGTGAACGGGCCGATGACTTGCTGCACGCCGTTCTCAAGACTGCCGACCACGTCTGTCATCACCGCGATGTTCTCGTCCTTCTCCGCGAGTTCGGCGCGGAGAGAGGCCTTCTCTCTTGCCTCTAGTTGGATCGGTGCGGTTCCCGCTTCCAGGCACTCAGGGCATTCAGATGGGAGGTCCACGTCGTCGTCCCATTCTCCGTGTATCGCACACCAGCGCGTGATGTAGCTACTCATGCTCCACCTCCAAGGCCGCGTCAATGGTGGCGAGCGCGGCGTACAGATCGTCCCATCGAGCAGGCCACGCATATCGCCCTGCCTCGGCATAGTCCATCCCGGTAAGTGGATGCGCTTGCGCGATCTCTAGCAGCGTTTCCAGCGTTATTGGGGCCACCCTTGTAGTGGTCGGGGCGCCGGAGAGGGCGGCTACGGCGATCTTGTGAGACGCTCCTAGCCTACCGAATGAGCCACCCAGAATCTCTTGGTGACGCTTGATGTGTTCCAGCGCCGCCGTGAGCCTTTCGATCCGCGCGTCCTTCTCCGCGAGTTCGGCGCGGGCCGATGCCTTGACAACGTGGTTGTCGATGTCGCCGTGATCGACTAGCTCGATGGCCTTCTCGATCCAACTTCCCATCACGCCTCCTTGCTCTGATCTGCGAATGGGTTCTCGTCGCTCGGCACCGGCAGATCCGCCTTGACCGCCGCGACCTTCGCGTACACGTCGCTCGCATCGTCCTTGAGAAGCGGAAGCGAACCGCGCAGCACCGCGAGGCCGCGCTCCAGTTCCGGCAGCTTCGACTCGCTGACCTTCGTCCACGAGCGGGTCTCGAAGATCGCATGAACGAGGTCAGTCTTCGTCGTCTTCGAGTCCTTGTCCTGGCCGGGATAAGCGCGCTTCAACTCCTCCTCGATCTCCTCCAAGCAGATCGTTCGCGCCTTCTCGATCCTCTGCATAGCCTCCGAGTTCGACGAGAAGAGCGGTGCGCTCGTCTTCGTGTCCACCCCAAGGTGCTTGCCGCCGAGGTTCAACGCCTGGAAGTGCGGCTCGAACGTCGCGTAGTCGGGGAAGTCGAACTCCATGCCGTTCAGCACGTCGGCGCGATCCTTGATCACGGTCGCCCGGATGATGCGATCCGACGAGATGCGGATGCCGGAGCGTTCCTTCTTGTTCTTCGCCTCACGGAGTGCGTCTTGGCTCGCCGTCATCGACTCCATCTGGAGAACGAGCGACGGCTCGTAGCCGAACTCCTTCTCGGCTCGCATCCGCGTGCCCGTCTTCGTGATCTCCCGGCGTCCCTGATCGTCGAAGAAGTCCTCGTACTCATCCTGCGAACGCCCGCAGACGATGATGTGCGCGTGCGCGTTCACGAACGGCGTGGCGTATCCCTTCCTCCACTCGTCCTTGATCACGGCCCAGTCCTCGAACTGGAGCCGCGTCCGCTTCATCTTCTCTGCGAATGCCGTCCGAATCTCGTCCCAAAAGTGCGACACCGAGTCGATCACGAGGACCGCTCCAGCGGCCTCCGCTTCCTCGATAGCCGGGGCAAGCGTTCGGAATGCCCTCGTCTTCAACTGGAGGAACGGAACGCCCTCCTGCTTCATCCTGGCGACGAAGAAGTCCGAGCCGGTCTCCGTGTCAACGAAGGCGATCGGTGCCGTCTTCTCGGTCAACCGTGCCAGCCCCACCGCAATCTTCATTGCCGTGGTTGTCTTCCCGCTTCCCTGCGGCCCGTAGAGCCCCACCTTACCGAACGCCAGCAGGTTCTCCGCTTCCTGGAATAGCTTCACCTCGCGCCTCCTATCTGTGTCCGTAGTGTTCGATGATCTTGATCGCTTCGTCCGACGGACCGTCTGTCTTCTTCGTTCTCCACTCCTTGATGCTAGTTGCCGACCAGGGTAGATCGAGTTTCAGTAGCTGACGCGCGGCATTGTAGGCTTTCTGGCGAGACGGATAGCGCCCAGCCGCCATTCCTGTCCCGATGTGCGTCAACGTCAGGCCATCAAGTGTTTCGTCTGCTAGGCCGAAGACACCGTCGCAGATGATCGTCCCCTCGATCGTGCGCCACTTCTTGTACGGCGCTCCTGTCCGCTTTGAGTAGGCGAGCACGTTGATCTTGTACTCGCCCGGTGTTGGGTTCACGCTCTGCATTGCGCTTCCTCCTCACTCGCTTCGATCATCCGAGCCCGGTACGAATCCGAGCGTAGACACACCGCTAGAACGTGCTTGCACACTCCACCTTGCTGCACCGCGTACCGCTCCCAGTTCTCGCAGTCGCACCGCCAGCCGCCGTCGTCTCGCCACTCGACGAGATGGCCGTTGACGCTCCAGCCCGCTGGGATCTCCTTGACCTCGCGGAGTAGCGGCAAGGCGCGCCGAAGGAAGGGCCATAGCCCCCGCTCGGTGATCGTCTCGACGGACGGCGCGACGTAGGTCATGTGGCTATTCTTCGTCTCCAACGAACCATGCGAGCACCGGCTTGAGCGCCTTGTTGAAGCGCCACGCCAGCCGCTCGAACTGCGACTGCCTCCGCGCCACTCCACCCCACACCGCCCTAGGAGCCTGCATCCTCACGGCGTCTTCAAGCAGCATCTTCGTGTCTCTCAGCTTCACTTCTTCACCGCCTTCGTTGCGCGTTCCCGGCGGAGTAAACGAGACGAGATGTAGACGCCCCGGCCCTTTATCTTTAGTATCAACTTCCTCGCAAAGATAGTACGTCTGCCCCTTGACGCGTTCTAGCACCCTGTACTTCACTGTCCCTCCTCCATCCCCGCGATGTACCCGCGATAGGCTTCCGTCTGCGCGTAGTGCTCCAGCGCCCGCTCGATCAGCTCCCGGTACGTCCCGCCCGCCGCCTTCCACTCGCGCAGCGCCTGAGCCGCCGTGCTATCCGCGCCAAGGTGGAAACCGCTCACCGCCACACTCGCTTTATCCAGCGTCGTTGGTCGCATCTTCCCTCCCAGTTCCGTTGCAGTCAGGGCACTTGGCCTCGCCGTCACCGCTGACCCCGCGCCACTCATAGCGCACGTTGACGACGCCGGTTCCGTTGCACGTCGCGCACTTCATCACGACCTCCCGAGGTCTTCGCGCAGCTCGACTACTTGCGGCACCGTTGACGGGCCTCCGCGCTCTTTGGCGATGTAGTAGAGCAGATCGACAGACTTGATGTCTGTTTCGATCCACAATCCCGACAGTTCTATCTGAGTCCGATGATCGTCCACCGAATCGGCGATCAGCCGTGCCTGCTCCTTGCACGCCCGCAGCGTCGTGCGCAACTGATCCAACATCCCGATCTCTTCCGCCAGACCCACCTTCGCCACTTCGTCCTCCTCGTCTCTGAATTGGTCCTCTCCGTAGTGCCCGGTGATGTAGTTGTCGAGGTCTTGAGACATCCGACGATCTAGCATGGCCCCTCTCTCCGCGTCAACCCATCACACGGACGTAGACGTAATCCCCGCCAGCGATCTTGCGTAGGTCTGCGACCTTCTCCGCGTCCTCTGGTGATAGCGTGATGGTTACTTGATGCTGGTTGTCTGCGATTGAGAGCTGGACTTTCTGTTGCGTCATCCTCGTCGCCTCCTGTGGTTGCATACATACATATTGCCATATTGACGGGAGGATGTCAAGAGGTTCCGAGGCTTGAAGACGATTTGCAGAAAGCGTGGAGCGGGCCAGGTGAGTGACCCGCTCCGTGGAGCAAGGAGGCTCGATCGCATGAAAGCGTCGAGAAGATGGATAGGTCGAGGGCTCTCCATCTCGCCTATCGCGCCAATCCTACCACCAACCGGCCACAGAAGGCAATAGCTCCCTGCGGTACTGCGCGATCAATCGTAGGGCCGATTGCTTGCCACGAAACGGGTGGAGGGTAGGAAGATGAGGGCCAAAAAGGGTGCGGCCCTGCCGGGGAGGAAAGTAGCCGGTCAAGGCCGCATGGCCTGGGAAGCGCGCAGGCCCCCTAGCAGATTGCTTTTTGTACCATGATCGCTTGCAAGTAAGGCCCGCTCGTCTGACCCCACTGGTTCATGGGCGTCACTTCGATCGTGACCGCGATCTGTCCGACCGCCGGCTGAGTCGGAGCGGTTCCTCCGCTCGATTGCTGCGGAGGGTTGCACGCCTTCGACGTCGCCAACGACGGCACGAACACGACCGTCTGCGCTTTGTAGGGCACGAACACGTCGCATCCGATCGACGCTCCGATGGCCGAGTACGGGCGCTTGCCGCACAGGTAGACGTCGAAGACTCCGCTCGGGACGAAGACGCCGTCGCACTGCGGGAGTCCGTCGTGCCCGTAGACCGGCATCTCTTCCTTGGTATCGTCACGCCACGACCGCACCATCACGCCGTAGGGTCCGGTGAGGTTGTCGTCCATGCCGTAGTGAACCGTCTCCCCCAGACATCCGGCCTCTTGTGGCGTTGTCTGGAAGATCAGGCGCTCGCCCTCGTCATAGACTGGCTTGAGCGAGAGGAAGCCGTGATAGCTCGGAGCTGGCTTCGGCTTCGGCGCCACGACTCCACCATCCGGCAACGGGATACCACCGGAAGGCTTCGCGCCCCGCCGATACATCACGTACCCGCCGACGAGCACGACGAGGACGATCACCGCCCCGATCGTAGACCAGAAACTCTGAACGTCAGCCATGAGTTATCGTCCCTTCTTGGCGAGCTTCGTCACAACTGGCGCAGCCGTCCGCGCCCGAACCGTCGCGGTAGACGTGACACTCGGCGTCTCAACCATTCCGCCTAGCGACAGATCGAACTTCGCGGCCAGCTCCTTGTAGATGACCTGAGCCGTTGCGAAGACTGCCGAGCCTCCGGTGAAGATGACCCACGGCGTAGACAGCAGCACCGCCCATCCGGTCGTCAGCCCCGTCACGAGCACGCCGAGACCGAGCGAGACAAGGACCGCAGCCCACATCATCGCACGCCCTTCGAGCTTGAACAGCGCCTTGATGCTCTGCAACACGAACGTCGCCAGACCACCCGCTACGAGATACAGCACATCGCCTAGCATGTACGCCTCCTGCGCCGCGTCACGCGGCCTACTTGTGTGTCGTATACCTGCACCCGCCTTGCGGCGGGATCATTTCCCAGGGAAGAAGAGCAGCTTGGCGAGAGTGAGCGCCCATCCGCTCGCAATCCCGATCCCCCAGAGGATTATAGCGCGCCGCTCCTTCTTCTTCAGTTCGATCTCATCGGACAGACGCTTCGCGGCTGCGATCACGTCAAGCACTTTGGCCTCTTCAAGGCGCTTGACGTAGGCGTCGCTTCGAGCGATCGTCGTTACAAGGGCCTCCGTCCCGTTGCCCTCAGTGAGCTTGCGGATGATCTTCCCAACGCCTGCGCGTGTCTCCTCGCCATCCGACTTGATCGAATCGAGCTTGTCGTTGACGAGCGCCATTCGTGCGACACACAGGGCCTCGGTGATCGAATCGTCTGCCACTAGATCCTCCATCATATCGCTTGTCAGAAACCCGCCGCTTTCTCTCCTGGCGTAACGACTAGGCCGAAAAGCTGTGCGTTCAAGTACGGTCGCCACGTCCACACGAGTGACCCCGCCGAGTTGACCTTGCGGACCGCGTTCTCCGTCGTCGATCCGCCTGCCACGTACCACGTCCCGTACACGTTGCCGAACTGATCCACGGTGCAGCCTTGCGCGCACGCCGTGCCCCCCGGCGAGTACGACCACACCCGCGCACCCGTCGAGAGGTTGAACTTGTAGAGCGACTTCCCGTAGGCACCGCCCGCGCCCGTCGCGCAGTATCCGAAGCCATCATGTCCTACCCGCACGTTGTGAACGTCGGTGCAGATCGCCGCGGGAGACCCCCATCCGTAGAGGTTGTAGTTGTAGCCAGCCGTTGAGATCTTGATGAGGTTGCCAGCGTTCGTCCCGATGTAGAGATCCGGCAAGCCCTCGTCAATGGCGATGCCCGACACGTCGCCGTAGGTGCTAGTGAAGATCAGGGTGGAGTTGCCATTCGACGTGATGAGACGGTATACCGCATCCTTGGCCCATCCGGTGCCCGCGTAGAGACGCCCTGCGCTGTAGTCAACGGCGAGCGCGTAGACGGCGTAGTTGGCCCCGAGAGACTTCGACCACAGAGGAGATCCGCCTCCGGGGTTGAACTTCCGCACCGTGCCGTCCAGACATCCCGTGTAGACGTATCCATCAGCATCCACGCAGACAGACGTGACGGTAGTCGCGTGATCGTAGGACCACGAGACAGCACCGGAGAGGCTCAGGCAATAGACGTAGTTGCCCGCCGCCCAGTAGGTGACGCCGTGATTGTCGCAGGCAACGTCTACCGGGTCCGTGATGCCTCCTCCGTAGACGGGCCATCCTGCGAGATCCGTCGGCGTATCGTCCAGCCCGTACAGCCGGTCGCTCGTCTGCTCGCAGACGAAGAGGTACTTGGCGAACGGGATGCCCTTCCACGCGCCGCCTACATTGCACCAATTCGTTGATACGGGCTTCCACGCGCCTGCAATCTTGACGTACTCGTTGACGATCGGCTTCCAGACACCCGCCACTTTCGCCCACTTCCCGGTCGCCATATCGTCTCCTACGGTTCGTACTGGCAGTACACGTCGCCGTTGTTGCCCTCAGTAGTCGGGGCGACGGTTCCAAGGATCACGTTGCGGAATCGTGCCGTCGTGTAGGACGTGTCGATGTGGCCCACCGCGCCGCCCGTCATCGTCCCGCCCGCAATCGGAAGGTACAGCGCAGGCACGCCGTCAATCTGCCCCTGCAACACGGCGTCTGCGGCGACACGCGCGGATGCCTCTGCCGTCACGTTGAACTTGAGGGCGATGTCCTCTTCGGCGCTTGGCGCAACGACGCGCGCGCGCCCGTAGGCGTCACGAATCAGGAGCTTGCTCGGGTCTGCCGTCGAGACCGCGCCGTGGACGCCCGTCGATAGGTCCATGTGGTCCGTCTTGATGTAGCTGAGATTCGCCCCGATTGCGTTCAGGTGCGTGTCAGCTACACCGTCTGCGCTAGTCCAGTCGAGTTTCGGCGCTGTCCAGGCCATGATGCCCTCCTAGTCTGTTTCCCCAGTGGCATAGATACTGATGGCATATGCGGTGGAACGGTAGGTATTCTCCCCGAGCGTACCATCAATGCCAGATAGGAACCACGTAGACCCGCCACTGGCGTCCATCTCAATGCCGCCAGAGTCATAGTGAACTCCGATATAGTCTCCTGTTCCTACCGCGAGACTAACCACATACGTCCTTACCGCGCCCGCTGTGACATTCCCGATAGTTGCTACTGCGCGTGGTGTGAACACTGATCCACTCTTAGAGAATGTGGCGACCTTCACTCCCGTCGCGCTACTGGCGAACCACAACTCTACTGAGGTTATCGTGCCAGAGTTGTTCGCAGGATTTGTCCCGGAGATGAAGGTGTGTCCAGATGTTCCTTCGTTGCCTCTATTTGTGGCCCCAGGACCAATATCGATCGGCCCTGGGGGAGTCAAGTGTTTAGCCACAGAACCAACCGTAGACACAACAGCGGAGGAGATCGCCTTGTAGTATGCTGCCTTCCTACCGACAGACCCAATCGTCCCCGCCGTCGCAACCGCTAGACCCTTCTTCTGTACGGGTACGTCAATCATCGTCCCAACCGTCCCCACGGTAGCGACGATCATCTTGTCCGTGCGCGCCCCGAGTTGCTGCGCCGTCACGAGGATCTCCAGGCCGCCATCGTAGGAGATGTCCTGCCCAACGATGCCGAACTGCGCCGTGGTTCCGCCGATCCGCGAGTCCATGCACGTCACGCGGTCACCGAGAAGCTGCGCGATGTTCCCGCGTGCCCGCATCACGAGGTCGCGGCGCGGGTTGCGATAGGAGACGAGCAAGGCGTCGGCCACTTCCTGCGCCCGCGTCTCGGACTGCCAGAACTCGGAGGAGATGACTTCGGGTAGAGTCTGCTTGCCGTTCTGCCCGATAGAGTCGGCGTCTTGAGCGACGCAGATACGCTTGTTCACCTCTTCCAGCGTCTTGCCGCGTACCGTGACGCTCGTCACAGTCTCCGGCGCGGCGCCTGCGTTGGAATAGGTGATCGAGATGCCCCATGAGTACGCGCTGTAGGCGCTCACGGTCACGTCTGCGCCGCCGACGATCACCGGGGCAACGATGTCCTGGCATGGCGAGACGGTGAAGAAGTGCGTCTTCGTCTTCGTGCTGCCCGCTGGAATCGTGATGACTTCGGTGTCTACTACGATGTCCTGTTCGGCGCTCAGTTCACGCGGAGTTGCGCGGGTCTCAACGTAGTTCACCATCTGCGTCCACGCGAGCGGCCTATCGAACTCGAACACGTTGCCCGTCGTGTAGGCGTAGGCGTTGAGCGTCGGAGCGGTGTAGATATCCAGCACGACCTTGCCGTCACGGTCGCAGTAGCACTGACCGAGCGCGGCGGCGGCGATTCTGCGTAGCGCCTCGCGGTGCGTCATCTGATCGAACCAGGCGTAAGGGATCGTGATGAGGTCGTAGCCTGCATCAATGATCCAGTCTGCCGAGGTCAGGCCGGCGTCCGTCATCACGCGAATGGCGAGGTCTTGCAGGCTCTCGCTCGTGTAGACTTGCGAGGTCGAGTAGGTCGTCGTCTGCAACCGCGAGAGCATGTCCTGTCCGCTGACCTCCGCATAGATCTCCGCATCCGGGGCGTTCCAGTCGCGCGAGTAGAAGACGCCAAGCGGATACCAGCGCCGCACGCCGGACGGGATCAGATCGACTCCGAGCCAAGCCTCGATCGCGCGGTTGTTCTTGAGCAGACCGTAGAGGCGGCTGCCCGTGTTGCCCGGATCGAAGGTGCCGTCGATGTTGTTGAGGCGCACCGTGATCTCCGAGGCCGCTAGGTTGCCCTGCGGAATCGTCGTGCCCGTGAACTCGCGCTGTTCGGTGACGTGAACCGTCACGAGTTCCCCGTCTTCGCTCAGGTACGTCTCTTCCAGCATCGTGAAGAACTGGGCGATCTTGCAGACCGAATCCCCGCGTGACCACTTCGTGATCTCAAGCTCCTGCTTGGCGATGCCAGTGTGCGTCGGGGAGAGCGGGAGATCGTAGAGGTAGTAGGCGTTGCCAATCACCGTCTGCGTGTGCTGTAGGACGTTCGCCGCATCGTAGAGCTTCACGGTGAAGTCCACTGGGTACTCGTTCAGCTTGTCATCGCCTACCACGAGGATCGACTCGACGGTGCGCGCCGCGTGCGTGAGCGTGAGCTTCGGGTACGTCGGGACGAAGACGTACGTCACGGAGTCGGATAGCTGCGTGCCCCACCATCCGACCGAGCGAGACTGATCTCCAGGGAGCGGGTGATAGGTTCCGTCCAGCACATTGCGGTGCAGTGAGAACCACTTGTAGTCCTCCGTTGTGACGTTGTCTACGGTCTGGTCGGTGTAGGTGTAGTCGCCAACGGCATCCGCCGCCGTCTCCACGCCAGCCGAGAAGTACGGGTCCGTGTAGGTGATCCGAACCTTGGCGTAGAGCTTGCGGAAGGTATGATTCATCGCGTAGACGATGTCATAGAGGGAGTCGGTCACGGTTCCAATCGTCCCGACTTGCGCCCTGATGGTGCGGAAGACCTTGCGCGAGACGGTAGCGACGACGGATGCACCGCTTGATAGGACTTGCCCCGCCGTGGCCCAGATCGTGCCGACAGTCGAGACGACAGCCGTAGCGATTGTCCGCGTGATGGCCCGCCGCGCTACGCCGATCGTTCCCACAGTCGTCGTGATCGCTCGCGTGACGGAGATCGGCCGCATCGTCCCCACGGTTCCGACCGTTCCTATAGGCTTCTTACCGATCGTCAGCGGGCGGATGCCGAGACCGACGGCGGTAGCGGTTCCCTTCAAGATGCGTCCCGTGCTCCGGGCGACCGTGCCGACCGTGCTCACAATCCCAGCGGCGATCGCCTTCGTGAAGACCGAGCCACAGATGAGGCTGCTGACGGTGGAAACGGTTCCGATGATAGCTCGGGAGACTGAGATCGGGCGCATCGTGCCGACAGTTCCCACCTGGGTTGATATGCCACGGAAGACCCTGCGGGAGACAGTAGCAACGACGGACGCGCCAGCGGAGACTACTTGTCCTGCCGTGACCAAGATCGTGCCAACGGTCGAGACGACGGCGGTAGCTACAGCCTTCGTGACGGCTCGCCGCACTACTCCGACAGTGGCGACGGTCCCAGCGGAGACGTATTTCGTGATCGCTCGCGGTACGGTGCCAACGGTAGAAGCCGTTCCGGTGATCGTCCGCGCGATGGCCCGTCCGACAGTTCCGACCGTCGCCGAGGCTCCCGTGAGGTTCTTGCCGATTGCGCGTCTAACGGTGCCGACTACCTCTACAGCGGCAACCGCAAGCGCCTTGATCACAACAGAGCCGCGCGTGAGCGTTCCGACAGCCTCCACCGTGCCCAGTCCGACGGTCTTGGACGATGCCCGCTTGACCGTTCCCGATGTGCTAGAAGTGCCCTCTAGTGCCTTACCTACCGTGAGCGGTCTGATAGCTGCGCCTACAGCGGTGACGACAGCGGATAGCCGTCTCGCTGCGCCGCGTTGAGTGGAGCCAACCGTGGAGACGGTAGCCGTGGCGATGGTCTTCGTGTAGGCGACGGTGGCTTGCTCGCCCGTCGCGCCCCATCTGATAACTCCCCAACGCTGCCTACCCCACATTTCTAGTTACCGCCGCCTTGTATTCGAGGCTTGTTCGCAGCGAACACCCCACACATTCTACTAGATGCCTCGTCACGGATGCGGACCGCTTCACATAGATCAACGAATATGCCGAGGTATACGGTGCGGTGATCTACCGTAATCGTTGCTTGCCACTTGCTGCGATCTCGGCGCCACGCGATTCCAAGGTACCCCGAGACGCCATATGGAACATGCGTCCTATGACTCCCGTTTTGGCTGCGGGTACAGATCCGCAGGTTCTTTCTCCTGTTGTCCAGCCCGTTTCCGTTGACGTGATCGACCTGAAGATGATCTGGGCACTGCATCAACTCCCGGTGCATGTAGAACGTGGTCCGGCCAGTTGCGTTGCGCTCTGTGCGTCGAGCGTATCCTTTGCCGCTGTACCACCACCGATACCGAGACAGGCTGTTGTAGTCCGCGTCATCCACCAAGACTTCTCGCCCGCACGGTAACGGAATAGACTTCACATATCCTCCCATCTCGTCGTGCCCCACCTATTTCTTCCCCACATCTATCTCAACTCCAAAGCATCACTTGCCCCAGCGCAAGCTCCTCTGCCCCCCACGCGGCAATCCCATCATTCTGCGAGTAGTAGTCCGCCTTCACCCAAGCATCCGCTCGAGCAACATTGGAGATTCGCACTTCATCCATCGTCCCAGCGATAGTTGCGGTGTACCCCCCGAGCCCTCCTCTACCGATGCTGTGAATGGTTGGAGTGCTTAGGTTCATAGTCAGAGAGTTTTGATCTGCTCCGACAGCAGCTCCGTCTACCCATAGGTTCGCCCGCCCAGATGAGAAGAACCCTGTCAGAAAGTGCCACGTTCCGTTTGTGAACGCACTGCTGGACGCGAATACCTGCGCGGAAGTGGCATTCATACCTCTCAGACGTACCGCCTTGTCTGAGTGCACATAGAATTGGAAGTTCTGCACGTCCGTAGCAGGACAGTGCGCATACAGCCCATCTAGCACTGCGTAATCCGCGCAATTCAGCCAGAAGCTAACCGTACCCGCAGTTGTCATCGCCGCAGCAGCTTTCGATACGTCGATGTAATCGTTTGATCCATCGAAAGTCTGCGCTGAGGCGATCTTCCCACTGGTTGTTACCGTCGGTTCGTTGGCTCCCTTCTTCGCCCCGTCCCGCGAGTTACTTGTAGAGTCCTCCACCGTGCTTGTAGTGAGATCCCCCATGTGATAGACGCCCCAGAAGTTAGAGTCCCAGACTTCCGTCCGGCCTCCTGCATCTGCGACATAGGTTGTATTCGCTGCGTGATCCGCATCGTAGTACAGATAGATGATCGTGTTAGACGCCCCGGCAACCACCCAATCAGACTTCGATACCCAGAGGATAGCCACCTCGTTTGCGTCGTTCCACTTCTCGATCTCGACGTAGAGTTCAGTCGTCCCGTCGTCCTTCGTCACGGCGATCTTTGTCCGATTGTCGTCCGATGCCAGTTCGTCAAAGATGCAACTCACGTCAGCGTTTCCAGTCCCGACAGACGTTCCAAGTTCCAGCATCAGCGGGAAGTGCGTCAGGTTTGCATCCACCTGCGCGTGGGATATGGTGATCGTTACTCTCTTTCCCCATCCACTAAGCCATGCCACGCCAATCACCTCTAGTCATACGTGTACTCGATCACGAAAGAGAACTGCGTCGTCAACGCATCAGGTGCCGCGCCCATCCTCCACAGAATGCACTTGCCACTAGCCACTGTCGCGTCATCAAAGGAGGACGTGATCGTCACCACGCCCGCCGTCGTGTCACAGACATCAATGACTGCCGCGTTCCCCAGCCCGATGAAGGCATCGGCCCACATAAGGTCGATATCCAACTCTGTGGTCGGGTCCGCGTCACACGTTATCTGGATCTTCGTGATCGTGATTGCGGCATCCGTGGCTGGCCAGATACAGATGTGGGCGTCCACGTTATCGTAGAAATCTTTGGGTTTCGACACGGTTCCACGCAGGTACTTCTTGACTTGCTGCGCTGGAAGTTCCGCCGCAGTGATCGCGCTAGCCGATGCCAGCTTCCCGCTCGTCCCATTGGCCTTGAAGAAGTGCCCGCTCGTCGCCGACGCTGGCCCCATGATGCGCTTCGATACGTCCTCACCCATGCAGACGCAATAGACGTAGGAACCAACCGGGAATGTGTAGGTGCCATCTCCAGTACTGTACAGTTTCCCAGACAATCCGACTTGCGTTGCTCCAGTCAAGTCATTCGTCGTTACTCCGGTGTAGGTGACTAGCGCCCAGTGCGACCCATCCGTTGTCTGTACTCGGACGTGTCCGCCGCCAGTATCGAACAGGCCGATGGCGGATAGTTTGACGGAGGTATCGGTCCCGAGAACGAACTCCGTCCCAAGAACCCCCTCTACCTCATTGGGGACCGCAAACGGTTCCGCCATAGTACGCCTCCTCTAGGGGTCTACCGCACGGCAGACCCCGCACAGCCCCGTGCTACGCGGGGTTCGTGTACTGCGCCTTGATCGTGAACTGAATCGAGTCGCCGACGTTCACGTTGATCACGTCAAACGTCGCGCGCAGGTATAGGTATCCCGTCGTGCTTGAGAGGTGGTTGAACAGCCCCGCCTCGGTGATCGCCTTGCCTGCGCCAGCGCACGCGATGACTCCGACCACCTGATAGGTGTCGCCCGTGGTCGTCGTCGTCACGACGGTATCCGTGCCGACCGTTCGTGCCTCCGCTCCGGGAGATTCGAGGACCGTGTTGATCGCCGCCGCCGCCGTCGTCCCAACTCCCCAGTGAACCCAGTGCGGACTCCCCACAGTTGGGGTTGCCAACAGCCTATCCGCCGTGATTGCCAGCCCGTTGTCTACCACGTACACTACATCAGCCGCCATGTCCAGCCTCCTTCTTCTGTTCCTTCTTCAACAGGGCGTTGATGCGCGCCCGTGCTTTCTTGCCCTTCTCAAGGTTCGCAGGATCGTCGCGCCCCTCGCCGGCAATAGTCCCAATGTCAATCCGCGTCCCGTCCGCCTTGATCAGGACGGCAGAGACTGACGCCTTCGGTCGCTCTACCTTGCCTAGAAACATCAGACCTCCTCTAGTTGAAACGTCACCGGCTCCCAGAGCCACCGATCCTTCGTCAGCATCCGCACCCGCGAGAACGGTCGAAACTTCACCGCGTAGGTCGTCAGCGTCGCGTCCTCTTCCTCGATGATCAGAGATAGCGGCGTAGTGACTCCGCTCGCGTAGAGGGCCAAGAGTGCGTCGAGCGCATCCTGACCGACTGCGCCCGTGCTGTACGCGATCGTGAAGCGCGTCTTGGTTGCGATGTTGTCTATCACCAGTGCGCCATTCGCCACGCGGCCCTCGCGGTTGATCTCGAAGTCCTCCCACGCGATCGAGAAGCCATCCGAGACGAACAGCGATTCCGCGCCCGTCAAGCCCAGCCAGAATCTACCCGCGCTCGCGCTCATACGGCCTCCAGTCCTAGCCGGACCTTCTCACGCTGCACAAGCGGCAGGGCGATACGCCCGAACGTCTTGCCGTCTACCTGGAGGATCATCGGCCTATCCGCGCCCATGCCCAGTTCGGACATCGCATCGTAGACGCCAGCCTGCACCGCCTCGGCAAACGCGCCGTAGTCCATCGCCTGAGCGAAGCCCTTCGCTCCGATGGGCTCGCCGCCATGCACGACGGCCAGTTGAGGCTCGCCCATCGCACCAGAGACGATGCCGCCGGAGGCGTAGCCCTTGACGCCCGTCGTCGTGTGGACAAGCCCGCCACCGTACTGCTGCCCGAGTAGGTTCTCGGTGATCCACTTGTTGAGGTTGGCCGTGAAGTTTGCCGCGCCCTGCGACGTTCCCAGCCACAGCGGGAGCAGCCATCCGAAGGCGCTGACGAGTCCGCTTAGAGACAGCTGCATCGCGGCGACTCCACCCTGCACGGAAGCCGAGGCCGCACCCATCGCGCTAGTGATCCCTGGGACGAACTTCCCGAAGAGAACATCCGTGACGAGTTGCGCCGCCTTCTCTAGTCCCGTCTTGAGAAGATCGTTCCACATCTTATCCCAGACTCCGCGCACGTCGTCGCCGTGAGTAACCCAAGCGTAGAGGCTATCCCCGAGCGCGGAGGTCAACCCAGACTGCGCCTCGTTCTGCATCGTCTCAAGCGAGTCGAGTACCCCCTGCGCGAGGAGATTGGTAGCGGAGATAACGCCGGGCGTCCCTTCCGTGATCCCCACGCCCAAGCCGGCAGCAACGTCGCGCCCGATCTCCGCTGTCTTCTTCGACGGTGACTGTGACTCGAAGGTTAGTCCCAGAGTGTCAATCACGGAGTCTCCCATGAAGGTGACATCATCGAGAAGACTGGGCATCCCTTGACCGAGACCGAATGACAACCCTTCCGTGAGGCTGACGCCAAGAGCAGATCCAGCATCGGCAACGGTTGTCTCACCTTGTCCTATGGCGTCAACCATCGCTGCCACAGCAGCGTCACCAGCATCTGTAGCGGCCCCCGTGATCGTCGCCTCGGATGCCGCCAGTCCGTCGGCGTACTGTTGCGCCGAGTCCTCTCCAATGCCAAGCCACTTCTTGAGGAAGCCCGGCATCCACGAGGTGAGCGCATTGATGAGCGAGTCCCAGGCGCTCGCAAAGAACTCCGTCACGCGATGCCACGCGCCTTGGATGCCTTGCCAGATCGCATCGACGAGGCCCTGCCCCCACGCGAGGAACTTGTCCCACAGGCCAGCGAAGAACGTCTCAACCGCTGCGAACGCTCCCGAGAAGATGTTCACGACGGGATCCCAGAAAGCATGGAAGATCACGTTGAGTGCATCGAAGAGGCCAGTGAAGAATCCCTTGAGCCCATCCCATGCCCCGGCCCAGTCTCCTCGGAGGAAGGCCAGCACGCCACCAAGAAGCGAGAGGATGGACTTAACGACGGGACCAACGATGGAAAGCACTACCTGAATCGACGTCCCCACAATCTCGAAGAACGCCTTGATGTCGTCCGCGTGGTCCGCGAGCCACTGGATGACCGGCTGCAACGCCTCCATGATCTTGCCGCCGAGGTCGATCTTGAGGTTATCCAGCGTAGTCTTCATCCGAAGCATACGCTGTTCGGTGGACTCAGCCATGTTGTCATAGGAATCAGCAACGATCCCTGTACTAGCCGCCATCTTGTCGAGGTTGTTCGTGAGGAGTGCCGCCTGATCTCCTGTCGTGAGCATGACCATCTTCGCGGCTTCGATGTTCGTAAAGAGATCTGTGAGCGGTGTTCCCGTCTCTTCTGCGTTGGTCGCGATCATTCCGAGCGCCTCGGCCAACGTACCGCCGCTGGCGATGAAGTCTCTGACCGTTGTCCCACTCAACTCTTGGAACAGCGCGGCGATCTTAGTTGTCGGATCGGACAATTCATCCATCGCCGACTGGATACCAGAGATCGCCGTCCTGGTAGGAACTCCTTGCTGTGCGATGGTGGTGATGTACGCGCCAAGCTCGTTGAAACTGATTCCCATGTCCTGAGCGACCGGAAGCAACTTTGCGAACGTCGTCTGTAGTGTCCCGATGTCCGTGTCTCCCGCCTCGGCTACGCTGAAGAAGAGGTCGGCAACGCGACTGGTCTCAGTGAAGTCTCCCCCGAGGCCCTGAATCGTCTTGGCGAGGGCACTACTAGCCGTTCCGAGATCGACCTTCAATAGCCTGGACAGCTCTGATGCAGTACCAAGGAACTCTTGGATGTTCTCTTCAGGGACACCGATGTCTCCAACAACGTCCCAGGCCACGGCAATGTCCTTCGCGGCGATGCCGTACTGGTTGGACACCTCCATGATGTCCGCAACCATCCTATCTTTCTGCTCGGCGGTGAGGCCCATGTCTGCGAAGACTCGATCGACGGTGCCCTCGAACTCGACGAACGCCTGCGTGGAATCCTTCAGGAAGTCGAAGACGACCTTGGCTGCGAATGCGGCGACGAGGGCGGTTCCAATCTTGGCGATTGTCTGCTGCAATCCGCCCATCTTCTGGCCGGCAGCATCGACGCCAGAGTTGAGTCCGGCCATGTCCGCCGTGATCCCGATGCCTAGAGTTCCGAGTAGCGTTGCCATCTCAGCCTCGCTTGATGTGCTTCTGCAATTCAGGAGACGCGCGGTAGAGCGCGGAACGATCCGGTGCCTCGTCTGCCGAAGAGACGATCAGCGGCTTCGGACGCGGCAGACTCTTCTTCGATAGCGCCGCTCCGTAGGCTCCGATTACCGTCTCCGCTAGCACCTGCGCACCCCTTCTCTCTTCCTCTTCGCCCATGCCGAGATACCAGTACCAGTCGTCTATCCCATGCTCGTCTAGCCAGTAGTTCGGCGTCGTCCCCCGGTACAAGATCGACAGCCGAGCCAGTATCCGGCCGAGTTCGATGCTTACGACCCGGCCGCCGGTGCGTTTCCCTCCTTCGTTGCCTCCTCGGTGACGCGCTTCTTGAGCGGTTCGAGCGTGAAGTCGATGAACGCCATGAGCTGATTGAGGTCGGCGTGATCGAGCAGCCAATCCACCGTGATCTCCGTGTCGTGAACCTGCGCGATGCGGGCCACGATGGAGATGGACTTCACGAGCCGTTCCTCTCCGCTGTACTTCTCCATCTCGTCAGCGAACTTGGCGGCTTCCAAGAGGACGCGGGCGGGGATCGTCGTCACGTCAATCACCCGCCCGCCAAGTCGTGCCTGACGCTGCGCCGGGACCAGCTTATCGAAGTCTCGGATCACCGGCCCGATGTCTAGCTTCTTCGCTTCCACGCTTCCTCCTTAGTCCCCTACGTCGTGTGCTGCGAGTCGGTGATAACAAAGAGCTGCTCGCCAGCGGTGAGCGTCGTGTCACACTTGCCGATCATCTTGATGGGACACAGCGCAGGATCTCCCGCGTCATCTGCCGGGAAGTTGATCGTGATGCCTCCGTCCGGTGTAGCGGAGAAGATGTCGAGAACGAGCGTCAACCCGGCGTCGTTCGTGTTCGTGAACCGGCAGTAGCGAGCGGTGAAGGTGGTCAACCCGCCGCCCTTGAGGGTCTTGCTGGTGCTCGGCGTGTAGCTGTAGTCGGTGAGCGTGGTGTCGCCCGAAGCGATTCCGCCGCGCGTGATCGTGAACGATCCCAGATCGCCAGGAACTTCTGCCGTGCAGGTCTCGTTGACCGTGATCGAGTTCGTCCCGGTGATTGCCGTGATCGTCTTCACTCCGTTGTTTCCGACCTTGTTCGCGCCGGAGACGATGATGTGGTCTCCGATGGCAAGCGCAGCGAACGTCCCGGCTGCTGTGACGTAGGTCTTCGCCGGAGTAGCGACCGTGATGTCGGCCAACGCCGTGCAGATCGCCGCAGGATACGCGCGGGAGATCGTCGTCTGACCGGCAGCGTTGAGTCCGATCGCGTAGTCGCAGTCACGCACGAGCGTCACGGTACCCGCTGCGTTCGTCACGACGATGGACCCGACTTCCGTACCTGCCCCCATCGGGTGCGTCAGCGCCGTCTCGGTCGTGCCCGTCAGGATGTGAACCTCATCGGTGATGGCAACCGGAGCTCCGGCTACCGCCGCTGCCGTCAGGACGCCAGCGTAGAAGCTGCCGAGGTTCGTGAAGTTGACTTCCATGAGATCGGCGGAGAACGCAGCCTGCTCGTTCGCTGCCGACTCGCGGATCACGCCAGCGTTGTCAGACTTCGTTGTGATCTTGTCGAACGTGTACTCGAACACGCCATTGCGAATCGCCCCGACGTTCACGAGTGCGCCCGCGTTGGCCCCCATCTCGAACTTGGCCGAACCGAACCGGATGGTCTCGGCATGTTGCGTAGTGGTTTGCGCCATGTCTTCTCCTTATGTTTCCTGGTAGGTCAACTTGAAGTCAACGGGCACGGTGAAGCGCCCGGTCTCGGGATCTCGTAGGTCGAGATCGTTCACCTCGCTGCAATAGACCACCCGCAACCCTGCGGAGGTTCCCTTCTTCTTTCCTGCCGCGTTCGTGAGGGCCGTTGCGACTGCCCGCGCCTCGGTTGCCGTTGCCGCCCAACACGTCACCTGGATGCGCACGGTGGCGAATTGGATCTCGTCGTGCCGGTAGCGGCTAACCCTGGCGTAAGTGCAAGCGGGTAGGACTGGCGTCTGCGGCAACAGCATCGGATAGAACCGCACGCCGATCAATCCGGCAAGCGTCGGGTCCGCAATCGCCCAGGCTCGCAACGCGCTCTCAGGTTCCATTACCCTCCCGCACTCTTCACGACTTGAAGGAGCGCCTTCTTGAACGTGTCGGTGACTTGCTGGTGATTCTCGTCCATCGCGGGCCGCATGTAGGGCGAGAAGCCGTACTTGTGCGCATACGGCAGGAACTCCTGCGCCACCGCGTAGACCACGTTGGTTGCCACGTATGCCGTAGCCTGCCCTCCTGAGCCTAGCTCTTGCTTGAGGCTGTCTGAGGACTGCTGTACGAGACCGCCCTGCGTCTGAGTGACCGGACCCGACGTGCCAAGCGGATCGGTGCCGACTCCCGGAGTGATCGAACGCGCGAGGTTGCCGGTCAGACGCGGTGCTCTCCGCTTCGCATCGTTCGATACGACGAACGCAGACGCCAAGAGCGAGGCGGCTACGGCCTGGTTGACATCGACCTTGAGGGCGTCGAGCTTCTTCAGGATCTCCGGCAGTCCCTTCACCGTGAGCTTGAAGCTAGCAGCCTCGGACATTACGTCACCACCCTCGTCAAGAGCCGCGTCACCATGCCGTGACTCGATGCCTGCACCAAGAGGATCTCCCAGTTCACGCCGTCAAGAACAGCCCGCATCTTCTCGGTGATGTCCGTGTGGTGCGAGGGCAGCGAGATCGTGTAGTTGGATACGACGTAGGTCTCATCCGCCCGCTTGATCTCTTGCCCGCCCGTTGGCCCATGCGCGCAGGGGAGACCAACGTGCCCGGCGAAGTTCGCCCAACTGACAGTGATCTCCCCTGTGACCGCATCCACATTCTCGGTCGCCTGTTGAATCGTGACGGTGGACGGGTAGAAGTCTGCCAGTCGCGCCATCATGTCGGCGTGGAACAGGGGCCGCGTCACTCCCTCACCGCCTCGTTCACGTACTGCTCTCGATCGTGAACAGCGCCGAGCGCCATCTCCGCAACGTCGAAGCCGCTGTCCGTATTCGCGGCCTCGTCGTCATTGTCGCTCGTCTCACGTAGGCGGTTCGCCCGCTGCCGCATCTCGCGGGCAACGGATGCGCCGTCTGTCGTCACGTCCAAGAGCGAAACAACCTTGAGGACTAGCGCCTCGTCTACTGCGATGGTGTCGATGGCTTCCGCCGCCGCGTAACGTAGGCGTCCAGGGTAGATGTCGATGAACGCCTGGATCTCCGCATCTGTGAAGATGGCGTTTGCGGCTACGCGGTCAGGAATCAGCAAGCGAACTGTCCCGATGTCAGTCGCTAGATCGTAGGTGAACACGCCTCACCCCCTACTGTGTACCCGCATGTGCGACACGAGCGCCCGATCGTTCATGAACCGCCTCCCGCACATCTCGCACGGTATTCCGCTCTCCGGGTCTTGCCCCGCCTCGATCCGTTTCAGCGTGTCTCGTATTTCCTCCAGCGTCGCGAGGATCGCATCGAAGAACTCCTGATCCCGCGTGATCGCCACGAGCCGCTTGGCCACGTCACCTCCCTAGAAGTCATACGCATGGACGCCAAAGAAGAACGTCAACGTCGCATCGTCAGTAGCGTTCCAGATGACAACGCGAACCCAGTTGTCCATCGTCAGCCGCGGCATCTTGATGTCACGAGCAATGCGCGTCGTGTCGGTATTGGTTCGCGTGTAGAGGAAGTCCGTGTACTGAAGCGCCGTGATCGCGTCCGTCACCGACTGAGCCACCGTGCCCCATACGACCCGTCCACGGTACATAGTGTTCGAGGTATTCGCCGTAATGAGGATCTTGTCGAAGTCGGCGCAGACCAATCCCGTTCCGAGCTCCGTGAGTACGTCCGTCACGTTGAAGCACTTCGCGGGGTCGGTTCCAGCCGTTCCCCATGCGTTGTCTCCGCTTGTGGCAACGAACCCAGTCATCGACTCCGCGTTGCACCAGATCGTAGTCTGGTCGGCATTCTTACCATACCAGACGACCCGGTTATGGACGTGCTCTTCGGAGTGGTCGGCGTCCGCTGCGACAGTGGCTAACTCCGTCACGAGCTGCTTGACGTAGGCCATCATCAGATCGGTGCCTGTCACTGCTCCGGTTGCTGCCGCCGTGTCGAGAGCGCCAACGACCGAGGCGAGTGCCGCTCCGTCTGTGCCCCGCATCGCCGTCGTTGGAACGAGGTTGAGGGTCGTCACTAGCTGCTTGATGTAGGTCATCGCCGTTCGGTCAGCAGTGATCGCACCAGTACCCGCACCATCCGCAAGCGCACCGAGTACCGCCGCGAGCGCCGCACTGTCCGTCCCGCGCATCGCCGTCGTCGGGATGGCCGTCAGCTTCGCATCCTGCGCCGCCGTCAATCCGCCGGTAGCAGCACCGCTAAACTGAGCCATACGGCACCTCCACGATCCACTCCACCGCATCTCCGTTCGTCTCCACGTCCACCCACAAGTCGTTCAGGTTGTCCGTGAAGAGAGAGACCGACACCCCAGGGGCGAGGCTGAAGCTATGCGCCTCAGCCGTCGCCTTAGAGTGTCCAATCCAAAGCCTACTCGTGTTCGTGTCACGCGCCTTCACTACCAGAGCCATCCCGTTACCGATCGACAGATCCGGTAGCTGCTCGGCGGTGATGGCAGCAGCAATCGCCTGAGATCCAACTCGGAACTTCGTCATGCTGTCCGCCACGACTACACCTCCTAGGTGTGAACCTGAGCATAGGTAGCGCGCGGATCGAGCGCCGTTCCGCCTCCGACCACGCGAACTCTGTAGAACACGTTATCCGACGCGAAGTCCCCATCAAACGGGGAGATCAGCGAGCCAGTCGGCGAGACCTTGTCGGAAGACTTCATGCAGATCTCCGGTGCCTCGTGTCCGCGCAGCCGTGCCCACTCTGCGGCCCAGCACTGCGTCGTGTCGGCGAACAGGTACCACGTGCCGTTGCGGTTGCCCGACGTATCGACAATCGGGAGCCACGGGTTCACGATGAGCTGAAGGCCCATCTGCGGCAGCACGTTCGTCGCGGGGATCGGAGCCGCTGCGGTACTGAGGATCAGCGTGCTCGTCAGGATGGCCCGTGCACGAAGCTCCAGGCTGGGCGGTACGACGAGGTACTTGCCACGCAGACCAAGCGGATCGCCGTTCGGTCCCGCCTGCGCTGCCAAGAGGCCGAGCGTCGTTTCGAGGTTCGCAATCGTGAGATCGAGTACCCCGACGTTCGTGCAGGTGGAGCCATCCGGCAACGTGATCGGTGCGGCGTACATCGTGGCAATCGGCCCCGTGGTCGTGGTGGTGAGGCCCGTCATGCCCTGCGCCTCGGTGTTGATCGCGGCATCAGCGTACCGCTGCGCGATGTCCGAGAACGCTCCGAGGCCATCGTTGATCAGGGCCTCCCACGAGATGTCGAACTGCGCGCCGCGCTTCGAGACCTGAATCGACGTCCGATTCTGCGTCGGCTTCGTCGAGACGAGGTACTCGCCCTTCTCAGACACGGGCGGCAGCAACCCCGTCAGGCCGTCGAGACGGTCACGGGTATGCGCGTTGAAGTTCGGCACGGTCGTCTGCTTGATGTACATCGACATGTCGATCTTCGAGAATCTGTAGCGGGCAACGAGTTCGCGTTCGATCGTCGCGCCGAACAGGAGAGGAAAGTCAGAGGTGGTGATGGCTTCCTTCATCAGGTACTCGTGGCGGTGCGCCGGGAGGTGATCAGCGTTGCGGATCATGTCGAGACAGCCCGCAATCTGAGCCTCGCTGAATCGCTGACTCGGGACGGGTGCGAAGCCGAGCTTCGTCTCGTCCATGACTTCGGTGAATGTGTTTCCCATGTTCACTCCTTCTTGTCAGGGTCCGCTTCCTGGGCGGACGGGATTGCCTGCGCCGTCTCCTCTTGTGCGAGGACGGCAAGCAGATTGTCCAGGGCCTCGATAGCGCCACTGAACGCACTAGCCTGGGAAAGGGCTTTCTCCTTCCCCCTCACATACGTCTCTCGCTGGGCCTCAAGGATCGGGCGCGTCAGCATCAGCCCTCCCTAGGTGCTGTAGAGTTGCAGGTAGTGGATGACTCCGGCCACGTTCACGGCAATCGTTCCGCTCGGCGTGTTCAACGTATCGGAAGCGACACCGCCGCAGACCGTGAAGGCGTCGAGTTCGAGCAGCGCCTCAAGGGTTCCAGCCGTGCCGGAACTGTTGACGTGGATCGCGGAGCGCCGCGCAGGAGTTGCCCCCGGCACGCCCTCCATCATGATGTCCAGCCCGCGGGCGAATGGAGCGATGCCGCCGCTCTTGTTGTCCGCGTCGAGCTTGAGGGCCGTCATCGAGGACACCGTTGCGTCCGTCGCTTCGTCGCGCACAACCTTGAACTCCGCTCCCGTGATCTCTCCACCCGTGGCGACGAGGTTATCGACGATCCGCACGTTCAGACCGTGGATCTGCTCGCCAGCCAGAAGGACCGTCGCCGGAGCGAGACACGCTTCGAGCATTCGGTTCTTCCGCAGGGCGCTGTCGCCTTCGAGCAGCATGTTCCCCGTGGTCGCTCCCGACGTGTAGCCGGAACCGAAGTGGAGATGGTAGTTCACCGGAATCGGGCTGTTGTGGACCTTGACCGCAGCGAGCGTCGGTGTCGTGACGTGCGCCGAGACGGTGCCCAACAGGTACCCGAACGGCCGGAACGCCGAGTAGTCGCTCTGCCCGGAGAGGATCGCCGTCGATGTTCCCGGAGTCACCTTGATCGAAACCGGATCGCCCGCGCCAAGCGCCAGCGCAATCCCGTCCGTCGTGCCATCCGAGACGCATCCGAGCACGTTGAGGAACCAGATCCCTTCCGTGTCGATCGTGATGATGTCCGTGGCGGCTGCGGCGCTGTTCATCGCAACGCCCGCAATCCCGGAGGATACCGCCCCGTCCGAGACGAGTACCGGATCGCCCTTGTCAACGAAGCCGTCTGCGGCGTGGTACGGGTGGATTAGCATCGACTCTTCGATGGAGATGTAGCGTCCCTCGTTGGTCGAGCTGCACTCGTCTCCCGCCGTCTTCCCTGTTGCTACGAATCTTGCAGGCATGGTACCTCCTTACCCGCGCACGGCGAGGTCCGCCAGTGCTTCGGCCTTTTCCTTCGTATCGCCACGCGCCATGAATGACGCAATCATGGACTCGCGCAGCTTCTTCTTGCCGCCGTCATCCGGCTCGCCGCCGCCCATGCCGGTGATCCGCTTCGACTTCGTCAGGCTCTCCAGGTACGCCTTCTCGTCCTTGACCCGCACTGCGACAAGGGCCTTGAGGGCGTCCGCATCGAGCTTGCCTTCCTTCATCGGGGCGCTCGGCTTCAACGACTCGACGAGCCGCGTGCGGGTGATCTCCGGGAGCGTCGTCTCCTTCGCAACTTCCGCAACGACGATCTCCTGAGCCTCGCGCAGCACAGCCGCCTCGGTGAGTCGCTGGTTGTCAACCTTCAAGCTGGCGATCTCCGTCTCGAGGGCCGTCAGCTTTTCCTGTTCCGCCATGTCAACCTCCTGTGTCGGGGCGGCAGTGTCGCCACTGGCCCACTCAACGAACCTGTCTAGTTCCGTCTTCCCATCGCCTTCGATGAAGGAAGGGACTGCTTCTCTGAACGCCTTCACGGACTCGTCGGCTTTGCTCCTTGCCGACTCCATCATGGGTACTGCAACGCCGCCGGCTCCCGCTTCGGTCACGAAGTCAACGCTCCGGCTGTGGGAGAACTTCTCGGCGACCATCTTCTTTGCCCCGCTGACAACCTTCTCCGTTCGGTCTCCGAATGCCCGAATGCTGAGACCGGCATACGGGGCCACGGAGTCGATGACTTCACGGTAGTAGGGCACCACGTCAATGACACCGTAGGCCCCCTCGCCCATCGGACCCGTCTTCTCATAGGTCGTCTCGGTGATCTTGCCGATGAGATCCGTCAGGTCGCCCTCTGGCCGCTTTCGCTCCTCCTCTGCTGTTTGATGGTTCCAGAATACGGGACGACCACGGAAGACCGGATGGTCGCGTTCGAGTTGCGGGGCCTCATAGTAGGCAGAGGACCCTTGCCCCGGAGCGATGATCCGTACCTTGATCGTCCCGCCCTCACTCACGAATCGTCTCTTACTCATGATGCCTCCGACGGTAGCGGAACGATGCACGCCGTCTCGGTGAATAGGACTTCTCTCGTATCGCTCGATGACTCACTGATGCCCTCCGGCATCTCGCTCGATTCCTTGTCCGGGTTCGCCTTCTTCCACGCGGCACGCACCTTCGCCTTCACGCCAGGAAGGTCCTCTGCCAGGATGTCCACCTTCTGCCCTCGGAATCCCCCCGGTCCCAGCGCCGCCGCTGCCGCGCCAACGATCGCAGAATCAGGATCACCTCCGGGCGTCTTCGTGAGACGCAACTTCCACGTACCAGGCTTGAACGCCGACGGCACGTAGGCGAAGTCCTCCGCCGTGAAGCCGTCCGCGTCTTTCATCGCTACCGCCTCAGCGATCGAGCGTGATGCCGTTTGCTTGGCTTCGGACGCCACGGCTGCCTCAGGAGTACCCCCCGACACCGGATCGCCATCGTCGTCTGCGATGATCCCGGCCCACGTCGAGAGGAGTGACTGCCGGAATGTCTCGACCTTCGCCTTGACCTCATCGGGCATCTTCGGATGGCCGGCCACGGCACGCGCCGCCCGCAGGAATCCCTGGACGGTCTGCCGCACGGACCCCTCACTGAAGACGGCCTCAAGCACCTTCTCGCCTAGCGACTCGTGCTCTCGCATCGCCTCCGTTACGACGCCATTCGCCTGAGTGATGGCCTTCGCCTCTACGTCGTCAATCGCCAACGGTGCCACCCAACTCACCCCCTATGATTCAGCCACTTGGTAGAGTCCACTGCAACGGCAGTTATGTGTTATAATCCCCTCGGCGCAGTAGTAGCCGTCCCGAGTCTGGAGGTTATAGACATGCCCATGCCACGGAATGAGATCGACACTGACAACCTGATCCGCGAATACCTGTCCGGCAAGACTCAGGTAGAGCTGGCGTCCATCTTCGGCGTCAGCCAAGGAACCGTCTGTAGTCGTCTGAATGCAGCCGGGATCCGCGGGCGTAGGAACAAACGCGCGGGATGGATATACCCCGATCGCATTGTCGTTCCCATTGAATCTATCATCCATCGCTACACATCCGGCGAGCAGATTGCCACGCTTGCCGCCGAACTTGGTGTCAGCCGCACTGTTGTGACCAGCCGTCTCGTTGAGGAAGGAATCCCCATTCGTGGCCGCACTGAGACGAACCGCATCCTGATGGCGCGCCGGACGCCGGAAGAGAACCGCCGCAATACCGAGTCGGCCCATGCCGCTGTACGCGGGCGTAAGGTGTCTCTTGAAGAGCGATCCAAGATTGCAAAGACGAGAGAGCAGATTCCGTCCAACGTCGGACGATGGGAGGGCGCTCTCGCTGAGATGTTGTCCACTCAGGGTGTAGCTACTGTCCCGCAGAAGGCCATCGGCCCATACAACTGCGACCTCGCTGCCTACCCCGTCGCCGTGGAAGTCTTCGGCGGCAACTTCCACTTCTTCGGACGGCACTTCGCACGTCTTCCCAAACGCACTCACTATCTCCTCAATGGTGGATGGAGCGTCTTCATGGTGGTCGTGCGTCGGGACTGCCCAATAACCGAGGAGACTGCAAGCAACCTCGCTACCCACATCAAGGACATGCGCCGGTACCCATCCTACCCGCGTGAGTATTGGGTGGTTCTCGGTACAGGAGAGTGTCTTGCCGGAGGCAGTGCGGATGACGACGAGGCGGCCATCGAACATACGCTTTGTCGCGCCCGCGATGCTGTCCAGCGTCACCCGCATCGTCCCCGGTAGGCATCTCGGATGCCCAGGCGGGAACGGATCTCCGCTCTGGAAGTTCTCGCCAGTCGGAATCCACCCCTGAGCCTCGTTCGGGCCGCAGATCTCTTCGCACGCATCGCCGCCGACCGTTGACCATGACTTCTCCATCGTGATGCCCGCCGCTTCGATGTCCTTGACGAGATCGTAGGAACCGTTCTCGTAGGCCATCGCGTTCTCGTTGACGGCGATCACCTGCGCCCGATCGACTGAGAAGATGCCCGCGCCGCGAATCTCTCGGGCGACTGATCCGTAGTCCTTGCCCGTCTTCAGTCCATTCGTCACGATGTCACGGATGCCGGTGCGCGTTGCATCGCTGATCTGCGTCACGCGCGCCCCGACGTTCTTCTCTGCCCAGGCGATCGCTCGCGGGCTTCCCATCGTGAACGAGGTCTCAACGCCCATCGTCCTTGCGAGATCCTGGTATCCGAACAGCTTCGCCTCACGCAACGCTCGGGCGATGATCATCGAACTCTCCGCGCGGGTAGCCGTGAAGACCTCCGCTTCGATCTCATCGAGGACGGGATCGTAGGCGGCTTCCTTGACTTCCGTTGTGAGGAAGTGACTCGCCAGCTTCGTGAACCCCTTGAGGTAGAGATCACGTTGCCGGCGCAGGAGCGCGGTCACGTCGCGTTCTAGGCGCTTGATCGCGGCCTCGCGGCGTGCCTTTGCCTGCGCCTTCGTCATCTTGGTTGCCTCGCGGAAGACGGCAAGCGCGGAGTTACGAAGCGGAGACGTAGACGCCACGATTCACCTCGACTCCCTGGGACTTGAGCACGATCATTCCCGCGTAGCCAATGGCCGCCGTCCCAACGGCGCGCAGCATGTCACCGCTCGGCAGCGCAAGCACCTTCTCTTCATCCGTCGAGAGGAAGACCTTGAAGACGCTAGGCGGTACTCGCAGCTTCGGCAACGCCAGCCTCCTTCAACAGCGCCAGGTGCTCCTTGATCGCCACGCGCAGCGCCTCGCTCGTCGGCGCACTGTCAACCGGCTCCTCCTGATCGGCGGGGAAGAACTCCTCCATCACTTCCTCAACCGACTTCTCGCCAAGCGCCATGAGCAGTTGCCGCGTCGTGTACTCTGCGTTCAGCGTGCCCGCTAGAACCGTCCCGCCAAGCGTCGCCGCCTGCACGACAGCACCAACGCGAGCCACAACGTCACGCTCCACAAGGTCCGGGAACGTGATGTCAACGTGCGTGTTGATCGG